GTTAAAATTCCAGTTGCAAGATGGATGCGATAGTAGCACGCGCGTTGACCGTTCTCAAAGCATGTATAACATTACAGGAACCGAGAGTTACAGCCGAAGGTACCGTAATGGAAGTGTTGGGAATAGCGGTTAATCGTTACAATGGAATGACTCAAAATGCAGTTACTATGAGACCAGTTTCACAGACTGATCGTAACGCAATGTTTTTCATGTGTTTAGATATGGTATTGTCTGCTTTGAATATTAACGTTGGGAACATTTCAAATGATTATCAGCAGAACCAAGGTACTATTGCAGTGTTAGCGACGCCTGAAATACCATATTCAGTCGAAGCAGCTAATGAAGTTACGCGATTATCTACTGAGGCGATGACCTGGGGACCTGATAGACAAACAGAGGGACCTTATACAGAAGTGGGGTTGGTGGTGCAGCCGGGACGCTATCATCAAGCAGCGAATGCAAACGTCACGTGCAGCTATGTAGACTCAAAAATATTGCAAGTGTCACTGGCGGCGGGCGCACAGCGAGATATCCAACGCGCGCTGCTGCCACAAAATGTCGAAGCGGTGATGGTTTACTTCGTGTGGAGACGCTATGAGATATTCTCTATGCCTAATGGCGCGTCGCAAGAATCGCCAGCAAATATGCTGTTAAGAGTGGGCGGGATCGAAATGCGCATGGGGCGGGTAGTAGCTTGGAATGGACGAGCAGCGGTCACTGTCGTTAACAACGGTCAAAGGGAAGGAATGATACAAATTGAAGTACTGTGGCATTCATCGCTGACTAAAACGTTGAACCAAGCGCCCGGCTTCGGCGCGCAGTTGTTCAGCGTATACGCGTATCGAAACGCAATATGGACTGCGCTGAGAACGTCGATATTAAATAGGACTACGTTACCGAATATTGTTCCACCGATATATCCACCCAGCGATAAGGCGGAAATAATGACCATCATATTGTTAGCAAGGTTGGGGGATTTGTTTTCAGTGCTGAATCCAGACTTTACAATACATGGCGCAGCCGCACCGGGGGGGCCGGTCGATCGCGCGCAGGCGCTTGGCGCTTATAGATAGGGAATGGGACGTTTGCACAGTTGCGTCCCTTGGTCTATGGGCGACGCATCGGTTGGCGTTACAGCGGGTAACGTTTTATACGTCTACTGGGATGCAACTTAC